GATCTCTTCTTCAAGAGCATCTGCAGTGAATGGATCTAAAGGTTCAAATAACAAGGCGTTAACTTTAGATCCGAAAATGGGTTGAAAGGGTTTTTCCCCAGGTGTCGTCAAAATCAGGTTTTTGATTGCCTGTTTGATAGCACCTTCATTCTTTACTGCTGATACATCATCTGTAAAGGGATTTCTGGAGAAATTAATTGCCAAATCTACGAATTTTCGTGATACGGTTAGATCCTTACCCCCAATTTTCTTTAACGCCATTTTCTGAGATTCTCAGTCTTTTGTGTTTGTCGATTACCCTTATACAAATTGAGATACTGATCGGATTTAACGTCTGTAATTAATACAACCGTGCCAAAATCCTGTTTCATCATATCAGAATTGTGATCGGGAACGTGATTTAACCCCATGTGCCTCCATTTAATATAAAATAGAACTTTTTAAGGGGTTCTATCCCTTTTATTTATCGTCCTTGACCACGATAACGCTTTCGAGCGTTGTTTCTACTAGTCGAAGCATATTTGGTATGTGCTCCACGACCTTGGCGGGTCTTCTTAGGACGACTTTCGATCATATTGTCGCCAGAAAACGTTTTTGTAACTTTTGCCATTAATTAAATTCCAATAAAAACATTAGGACTTGAACCAGTGATGACAGACAGACACGGGAACGCTGGTGTCCCGTCTCCTAGAGGATCTCCAAAGCGTGTTGCATTGACTTTGCCAATAAAGACAGTCTTGCTAGTTGCCAGTGCTTTCCTCGCATGCCCAATGGGTGCTTCTCTACCGCCAGTTATACCAACAGTACACCACCAAGCAGGTGTGTTGAGAGTTACAAGGCATTTTTCACCTACAGATGTTGTAGTAAACTGAGTAGGTGTTGGATGAGGAGTTAAAATATCCAAATCTACAATAGGAACCTTCTTATTAATGAAGACTTTAGCAGCAACTGCTTTTGCGACACCCAAAGGTAATTGTGGTACTGGTGGCCAAATAGCAACTGCATTAACTGCAGGTAGTGGTGAGGCGACGACCGTGGGGCTTAGTGATGGGTGTGGGCAATTAGGTAATACACCTCCACCCAATCCAGGGTGGTGAGATGCTCCAACACCAGTTCCATGACCACTACAGGTGCCCATGAATATTCCAGCCATCAATCCAGGCATATTTTAAGTTGCGAAGGGATTTCCGTATGCATCAGTTGCAAGTATAACAGTTTGGGCGTCTCTAGTCAAGTCATGGAAGATTTTCATACTTCCAGTAGCAGTCCATGGTTGTGCTCCAGGTCCAAGTAATGCTGACATTGCATAACTGTATGTTGTTGTCTCCGTATCTTCCGTTGATTCACCTGTTTCAGGGTCAGTTGTGAATGTACCCGTACCAAGTGTCTCAGAATATCCTGGCGATAGCGCTGGAGGAGCACATACAATGTGACCACAACCAATATCTTGAGGAGTACAAGTCAAAGAAACCTGTATTTCCGTGACCTTTGCGGGATCAGGACGATATTGACGCATAATATATTTAGTGAACGGAGATGCGGTAGGTAAATTGGTAAAACTTCCTACACAGGTCTCAAGTTTAGTCTCTGGAAGTTCCTGAAATGCAGGAATTTGCTGTTGTGTTATAGAATCAATGTCATCAGAGATCTGTTCATTCGATCTTGCTATCTCATCAGGGAACACTTGCTTGTATTCTGCATCAATTGGAACATCTTTTAGGTAAGTTGTGTCCCAATCATTCTTCATAATTGTCTTTAGAGGTGTAGTTGCATCAGAACTATACTTGTGTTGCGGTAATTGTTCGACTCTTTCGTTTTCAGGGTCCATCTTTACTTCAAATTTAGGACTCTGATTGACTACATCCGTCGATTCTGGAACAAAACTATAGGAATCTTCAATACTTTGCAAATCATCGGCGGAAATTTTTGGTGATTCGGGTCTTCCTTCGGGTAAACTGTTTAAGATACCTTGATAGTCATCCACCAAATTTGGATTAAACCCATCATTTTCAACAGTAATCTGAATAGGATCGTTAATATTGTTAACAGTCACCGTAGGTGGGTTTAGTTGATCATACCCTATACCGCCTTTTGTGATAAGTACAGAACTTACAGAACCACCTACGAAGGTTGCATCCACTTTTGCATCATTATTATCATCTATTGGTGCAAGTGGAGACGGACTAATCTCTAAAATGGGTTCTACCTTAAGATTTTCAAACCCAGAACCAGGTCTAGATGCAAGAATGACATCAATAAGAGCATTTTTAGGAGTTCCTGACGGTCTCTGACTACCAGGAATCTCTAATACATTACCAATGTTATAACCAGAACCAGGATCTACAATAATAACTTCGGAAATCATCCCGTTATCATCCGTTACGATGTTAACAACACACCCAGATCCATCTCCACCAGTCAATGAAACGTTATCAGCGTCACTATATGAGTTTCTTCGGTTTCTTTTAATGTTAGTTACATCTAAACCCATGACTTGCCCATCAAAGGAAAGTCCTGTAACTGCTCCATTAGTGACTGTAGCAAACCCAATAGGTTGAAATATACTATTAAATGCGCTTGCTGCATTCTTATTAACGTCTGCAGTTAGAAATTGTATAGATTTGTTTAGAAATTCATACAGACCTACTAGACATGCACGATCTTTAATACCATATCCCGCTACTACTGTGATATCGTGGTTACGATCTGAACTGTATTGTGTATCTTTGGTAAAATCTAATCCGTCCCCATCAAGATATACAACGTGATACTTGAAATTTTCATCATCTGTATGGAATGTACGAGTAATTGTATGTCCATTGATCTTATCATTGACTCGTAGCACATCAAAACCAGTTGTACTCGTCACATTATCTACAGGACCAATACCAGTTACCTTGATATTCATAGTCAAAGTCGTCTGACTGTTATCAGGATGACTATGCAACAATGTCATTTGGAATACATCACCAACTGCATAACCAGTTCCAGGATTCAATAACTCAGTAATGATCCATTTAGTACCACTAAACACAGTGGCAGCACCTGTATCATCAAAGATAGGTTCAACTCGTGCCTTTACAATGAAGTCGGATTTAGTTGCACCACTAGTGAAGTCATAGATTTCAAACTCACTTGCTGCCTCATCACCTGCCTGCCAAGGATTTTGACTCGATTCATATTCAATAGGATTCTCATTATCTGGATCCCATGCATCTGTATAGGTAACACCATCATAACTTAATGCAAAGTCAGTTGCACCATTAGGAAGAGTCGTAGATAACTGATCATAAGAAAAGACTATCTTGTCAGAGTTTGTATCAATAGCAAATAACGTTGGATGAGGGCAATCAGGATCGCCTGTAAGGTCCTCTTCTGCTGTATATGTTATCTGAGTCTCTGCAGGTGTAGATGTAAACAAGGTACAAGGATGACAAATCTGACGACTGCCGCTCCCTCCTGAACTGCTGCTGCTAGTTTCTGTCTCAATATAATAACAAGGTGTCCCTACAATACCTGACTTGACTGAAGTATCATACAAATAAGAAAACCAAGTGTCTGAGAAGTTAAAATCAAATGATAACTCAGTAGGAAACCAGTCTGTGATCAGTGTGGAGACCGCGCCGTCGGCCCCTCCGAATCCAGAAGCACAAGGATCGGGTTTTGATAACTTCCCACAGTTCGCTGCAGATATACCACTACCTGATCCTGTGGTTCCTCCCGTTGCAGGTGTTACTGACTCCAGATTATACGGATACATTACCCGATTATCTTCCCTATCAGGAATCTCGTAGTCCCCCTGTCTAATTACATTCTGAGGATATTCTTTATACTCAAATGTTACACCACCAATCGGAGTGTAATGAGCACAATGCTCAGGGTTAATTCCACTGAACCCAGCACATAGTCCAAAGTTGTACCCTCTAGTTTTGCATCCCATTCTCTAACTCTCCGATCCTCCGATAGATTTCTTTCAAATTACCAGCTAGATTGAGATAGTCCTCATACCCCTCTGGTTTGTAATAAGTCTTGTCTGGAGTAGGTAACTCACTCACATGCTTTTCGAGTGCTTCTAGGCGCTTGTGGATGGCAATCAGGCACTCATTGACTGTGAGTAACGTTTCCCCTACATTAACCTCTGCCTGCTCTTCAACTTGATCTGTAATCTTCTCACTCATCTGCTGTTTTCCTTAATATAAATCCGAGTCCATCCTCGGTCATTTCATAGTCTAGACTTGTACCAATATCCCATCCCATTGCTTCACATACATCATATGGTATATTGAGGATGAGATCTCCGTAGTCGTCTTCCTCTAAGGTTGTTGTGAATCTTTGGGACATACTTCTATAGGCGATTTCTGATCTGAGGGTTATCTGTGGGGTTTTTCGTTTTCCACTCTACCCATAAGGTATATAGATCTTCTACAACTTGAGATGCATACGACGATGCATAATAGTCAGCACAGGCATACATCCGAGGATCTAAAAATGACTCATGCCCAATTAATTGCTCTATTGCCCATACTCTGATGTCTTGTCTCTCTACACGGGTCTTAGAATCCATTTTTTTATCTCAGAATTTTTTTGTGGTCCTTGTAAATCGTTTAGTGAATAATATATAACCCTCTCTGGGGAACCTTTGTAGGTTAGGTTATGGCCCTTTTTTATATTTACGGGGGCCAATATACTGCCATTTATAACATTTAACAACTGTCGCTAAGTGTTACTCACAGGTCCTCCGATTGCTTCTACTATTATACACTAACCTCTGCACTTTTGTCAACTACCTCCCAGAACCATCCGATAGACTTGATGTAATCAAAGGTTGACATTCTCGGAGTGTTTGGGTAGTTATCTCCCCGAGAGTTTCTGATACCATCGATGAACTTCTCAAGGTCGTAGACACTTACAAAGGATGCTCTAAGTGTATCTGTGTTGTCGTAGATAATGTATTGCATAAGTGGGAAAGATACAAGGGGTGTTTCTGAACCCTTACAGTGTTATTATAGGGCATAAGTCAGATATTGTCAAGAGGGTTTCTGATAATTATCTGCGTATTCTGACAGGCATTGACATCTGATAGGATGCGTGCTAAGAGTACAACAGCAGAGGACATTAACGAGAGATAAAGAACACTAATAGGTTTATAAAGGGTTTTCCACAATTACGCGGATATCTGTGGAAAACTATTAATTAGTGTCTGTACGGTTGTTTATACGTTGTTTGATGATATAATCTCTCCAGTTATTCCACAGGATAGAAGTGATCTCTTTAGTTGTCATTTTGATGTACTGGAGTTGTTGACTGAATGAGGTGCCAGTATTGTCGGTAGATGAGGACATTGACTTGATTTGTGGGACGTTTAGAATGTTGTGCTACTTTGGGAGGTAGATTAGTTTCTTTGACGCAGTAAGTAATATATTGCTGATCAATGAAAGTTATGTATCCAGTCGTATTTCTGTATGTAATTGTTTCACCTAACTGGAAGTCCTCTATTGTAGATTTTGTCATTTGTAATTAGGGAATTGGGAGAGGATTTCATCTACCTGTGATTGTAGTTCTAATCTAATAGAAACTAGGGATGCATTCAGTAGAGAATTGTTATCAGTGAGTTGTAATGATGTAGTGAGTTGATCGATTGCATTAATGGCAAGATCTAACTGTTCTACGTGTTTATCTATTTCCACTAATTCACTCCATTCATATAATACATGGTGCATAACTTATTTTTGGTTATTACAGTAAGATTGATCAATCTGGCAGAGTTGATTCATTTTCTTGTCTTGATATTTAGACATGGTGTTATGTAAGTTTAGACCGATGTTAACACCTGCGAAGATAATAAGGGCAGACAGTGCAAGTCTCATCAGAATGTTACCTTAATTTCATTATACTCAGGGCGCATGATATCGGATGCGTCTTGAAGTCTATCAGCACCGAATCTACGAAAGTCTGGATTAGACCAGAGACAAAATCCAGTAATAGCGATCAATAAGAATTTCATGTGAATGAGTAATAGATCAGAACGAGAGCGTGATTTAGTGAGAGACTTTATCATGCGAAGACGTAACCACCTTTGAAATCTTCGTTCTTATATACATTCTTACCATTGATTGCACCAACGAACTTTCTTACATACCAGACGAAATCCTTTTGAAATACGCCTTCACCAGCGATGCAGAATTCATCACAAAGTGCATTGAGTCTGCTCTTTGTTGTATTGGACTGATAACCACCATCAAAGAGTGTGAGTGAAGTATCATCAACCATAGCAATCTTGTTGCCGTGGAGATATACAGTAGAAACCCCCATATTGGTCACTACTTGAGTGTTACCTGAACTCCAGTTTGTGTTGCTTTGGATAGCAGCATTCATTTGGGTTTCGATTTTACGCATGATGAGAGAGAAAAGGTTTGACGCGGTTTCGTTTCCCGCTTGTCTGTATTGTAGCAGATCCGAGGGGTGACGCAACGGGAAAACCCGATTTTGGGTACAGTTCCCCCACTGGCACAGTATCAATTCCAATTTTCCATAAATTCGTCTA